CCGCCTTTCCAGCAAATAATGGTGGGAATTGTAATTGCCGATTCCGGGGCGCTTGCGGCATACAGATACACACCGCCGTTGTAGGTAGCCGCAACAGGGGCAAAATTGCCGTCAATTGCGTCTGCCACGCCGAGAACCACTTCCGGAATCATGGTATCCAGCACCCCCGTCAGCGCGATCGCCGCGCGGAATGGATAATCCTGATATGTAGAATCAGCCACAAACGCGGATACCGGCACGCTGATGTTTGTGAACAGAAGCTTTTTAAGCTCCACCGCCGTCCCGGCTTCCAGGTCTGCCAGTTCCCTGTTGATGGAATCCAGAACCGATGTGGCTTGCGCCGTGGTATCATCAAGCACATCTTTTACTTGTGCCTGCGTTTCCTGCAAAAGTGTGGAAAACTGGCTCTGCATTGTGCTTGTATCAATGCTTACATTTTCCGTCACAAGGCCACACACCGAAGCGTCAAGCCGCTCATCCGTAATCATGGAAGCGGTGATAGCGGTTGTACCGGCTGCAACGGAAATCCGCGCAAGGCTGATCTGCCGGATTGTGCTGTTGTTTGTCAGCGCCGGGGCTGCTGCCTTCCCGGATTTTGCGCCTTTCAAGATTTTCACTTCCGGATAGTCCACGTAGTTTGTGGTTTTCCACTCCACGATTACGCGGTCAATCCGATTCAGAACGCCGTCTGCCGCGTCAACGGGAAGCTGCAATTTGACACCATCGACGGATTCATTATCAATCCACCACACAATGCCGTTCCTGCCGGAATTTGCCATCCAGCCGGTTCCGTCTGAGACTTTCACCGTCATTCCTGGTGTGGAAAGCGCCTGCACGGACGCATTACTGCCAGCGGCAAAAACGCCGGATGTGCGGCCATGATGCCAGCGCATAACGTCTTCTGCTCCTATGTATGTATCTTGGTTATTCGGGAAACTTTTGATATTAGCCATTTAATTTCATTGCCCCCAATGCTGTAAGAATAGGGTCGCCCAGGATAACTTCTGTCCGGGCTTTGTTGCTGTCCAAGGTGTACTTAATTCCCGTAATCCGGGCGCTGAACGATACCCCGAACCGGGCAGATACGCATGACACAATGTCCCCCAGAGCGTAATACTTGCCCAGGTCTTCCGGGTCGATGGATACGGAAAAGGACTTTCGCCGGATACGCTTTCCCAGCTCCATCTGTCCATAAGCACGCGCACGGGCTTTGCAATCAGCCGCAGATTCGTCATTTTCCTGCCGAACGGCTGTTTTGAACCACACTTCCCGGCGATTGTCCCCGGTTGCATCGCCGACAATCTCAATAAAAGTATTGTCTGTGCCGCTCAAGCTTCCTTGCACATAGGCCACATTGCATAGGGTGGAATCGTCGTCGTTGATCACAAGGTCTTTTGCGCTTCCCTGTTCCTCAGAAAAGACAATAGCGTGAATGCCAGCCGTCAGGTCACGCCCCTTGTAAAGGCGGAAAGTGTGTGTCATATCGTCGGGATTCCACTCCATTGTGTGGCCTATGCCCTTTTCTTCAAGAAACGGGATGATTTCATCCAGCAAATTCCCGCCCATGAAAACATTGTCCGTTTTATCGGTCATCCCGGTTGCCTGTGCAACCTGAATTCTTGTCATGCCTCGGAGGTTATCGCTTATAAGCTTGTAAACGCCAGTCTCGATAGTTGTCATGTGATATTCCGATGCAATGATGCGCTTATTCAAAAGCCAGTTTGCGGTGTATCCATTTGCCGTTATGCGGTTCGTGGTCGTGTCAATCTTTGTGTTTTCTATCACAAATGTTACGTTTCTGCTCGTATCATACAGAAGATTTCCGACTTTCAGTACGTTAATGTTGTAGTCGCTTACCGGCGCAACCAGTATCAGCTTTCCGATATCGTTGTAGTAAATATTCATGATAACACTGATTGCGTGCCGGATTTCGTACCGGGTGGAAAAGTCCTCTTTATAGATTTCAAAGCTCATAGCGCAATCCCCACAATCTCCGTTGCGAAATCAATATCCACCTGCAAATTCGCAAGTCCGCTTGTCGCTTCCGGCTTCAACACATTGTCCCCAACTTCCAACTGAAACAAAGTGCTTTTCAGGCTCAACGCGCCCCGGCAATCTCCGTCGACGGATGACGTTACAGTTGTCCGATCGTGTGTGATCTCTACAACCAGCCGCTCCCCGCTGACGATAGTTTTATTTATCAGCAGGAATTTCCCCGTCGCGGCGTTGGTGATTTTCGGATTTTCCACGTCACCGCTCGCCGAGAGCGTAGCCTTAAACGGGACGGGAACCTGGCCGCGATTCTCCACATTGATAAATTTTGCTTCAAACAGCTGGCCGAAACGATACGGCCTTGAAATGTTCCATGGGAATTTGAATAGCTTTTGAATGCCGGACAACGTTACCGCTGCGGAATCGTCCTTGCACCAATACGGATACGCCGCCAAAAGGGAAAACTGGAACTGTGCGCCCCATTGTTTCGCCTCGATGTTTGGTGTCGCCGTAGGCCAAACATTCAGGTAGTAATCATCCGCATATAGCTTCCCGGAAATATCGGGGCGGATAACGGAAAGCAGCTTTTCTTTATTCGCCGCTTGTCCGTCTCCCACCAGATACCCGTTGACATTTACAGGCCGGGGTTGAACGTTTTTGCTCTGAATTGTCGCCCCCGTCTGGTTGATGCCCTTCGCCTGGGACAGGGATACCGTTACCGTATCAATGCCCGTGGGCTTGTTGATAAGATATCCACCGGCATAATCAAAGGTAACGCTATCCCCGTTTTCGTTCACGTAGCGGAACAATTTGCTTAAATTGTTGAAGTTCTTCAAATCGTCCACCTCGCTTGTGTGAAATAAGCCTCTGTGGCTGCTGCCAGCTCCACTTCGGATTGCACAGGAGAATTAATATTCTGGATAATTGTCACGCCGCGTCCACCACCAGCAAAGCCCACTCCGTCGTAGTCCGCCCCGCCAGACGCACCAGCGGCCTTTCCAGCCCTATACGCACGGGCTTCCTTTGCGGTAAGCACAGTCTCACCCTTATGGAGACGTACCAAGTAATCGTCATAAGGCACATAATCAAGCCCACTCTTAGCCCCGGGAATGTTGCTTCCTTTGATATCGGCCCTTATCGTGAGCGTGTAGTTGGCGAAGCTATTAGTCAGCCGCGATTTCATTTGTGATGCAAGGGAATCCAGCTTGGCCAGAACTCCCGGCGTGCTACTATCGATACCGGCAACAAGGCCGCTCATGGTGTTGGTTGCCGCTTCCGTGGCCGCGGCCTCTTGGTCAAGGTTGCCAACCTTCTCCACGTAATCGTCAGCGGCTTCCTGCATACGGGTTTTTACATTTTCTACTGCCAATGCCAAACCATCGGAATAGCCGGAACCTGCTTCGTTATATCGGCTAATTGCATCCGCAAGCTCTGCAAGCGGGCCTTTTGCCGAATCGGAATCGGGGCCGACTTTTTCCAATTCTGCCCGTAATGCGGCAAGCACCCCTGCGGCATCCTCGGTACTCATAGAAGCAAGGAACCCGGAAAAACCCTCAATACTGACGCCAGAAGCGGCTGCCGCTTGGGAGATGAAGTCGAAGTTCTCGTCCATCTTCTCAAGCACTGCAGAGTTGCCGTTGATATTCGCCATAGCATCAGCCCATTTAATTTTCGTAACTTCAACTACGCTGGTAAACGCAGAGCCTATATTGTGCAGTCCCTCATATATGCTGGTATAGGTATTCTGGTAATCCTCCAAAATGGACTGCGCAGCGGCCGCGTATTCCTCAGAAGCAGCCTTTATCACATTTGCTGGCTTTGCCGCTTCCTCGGCGGCGGCCTGCTCCTGCGCTTCCAAATCGGCAAGATTCTGCTTCGCCTGCTTTATGGCTTCGGATAATCTCTCCATCTCGACGGTGTCGCCGCTGAAACCAGCATCGGACGTAAACATTTCCAACCTGGCTTTTGAAGCTTCCTCGTACTGCTGCTCAAGCTCTTCTACCTTTGCGCGTGCTTCTTCTACCGTCTGCGGCTCTCCGGCCAACTCTTTGACGAACGCCTTGTGTGCCTTGGTTGCCTTTCCAATGCCAATCGCCAGAGCCGCTACAGCAGCGGCAATCAAACCTATGGGATTTGCTTTTATCGCCGTATTCCATGCGTATTGCGCCGCAGTTGCAAGGGAAATCTGGCCGGTGAGTACGCCAATGGCTATTTCACTGACGGAAAATACGCCATCCAGTGTGGCTTCTGCAACGGCCGCTTTTCCGCTTTCCGCTGTAAAAAACGCAAGCGCCGTTGCGTTTGCAGTGAATACAGTGGCAATGTTTACGATGGCCTTTCCCGCCATACTTGCGACGATTGCAGATCCGGCAACGATAGCGGCATCTGCCACGCCCTCAAATACCGTAATAACCAGCCCTACCGTGCTATTCGTCTCTCGCAGATACGAAATAATTTCGGTGGTCGCAGTTCCGATGCCGGTAGCGATTTGCTTTACACGGGGAACAATATTTTTCCCAGCCGTGAATACGCTGTCCACAAAATTCTGCGTCAGTTCCTCGATATCGGCGTTACTGTCGGCCATACCGGTTACAAGGTTCTCCCAAGCAGCTTTTGCCGCGGCTGTGGAACCTTCTATCGTCCTTGCCGCTTCTTCCGCAGCATAGTTCGAAAGCCCCTGCATTTCGATATAGTCCGCAAGGGCGGCTTGGCAGTCAGCCAGATTGTCAATGGTATAGGCAGTGGCCTCGCCGTTTTCTGCGTTCCACTCGTTTACCTTGTCAATCAGCTGCTGGAATCCCTCTTTTGTGGGGGTAATACCCAACTGCAAATTATCCAGCATCGTGAAGTTGGATTTCATAATGCCGTTAAAGGCATTCTGTACGGCTTCTTGGGTGTTTCCGGTTGCCGCCACAACGTCGGCTTCGGCGGTGATAACTTTGTCGGCGAGTTCGGCGGCGGCCTGCACATTGCCGCCGAGGGCGGTTTTCAGGCCGGTAGCAAATCCATTCACCTGCTGCAAATAGTTGTTCTGGCTCATTTGCACGGTCTTGTAGGCGTTTCTCGCTTTCTCCGCCACAAAATCGTAAGCGTCGCCAAACATCAGCTGTGCGCCATCGGCTAACTGCTCATACCGCGCATAACTGGTGTAGGCCGCTTTGCCAACGTCTGCAACTACCCCGGCGAGCTTCTTTACTCCGGCGGTAATCGCGCCACTGGCAAGGTTGGCTTTCAGAACGTCGGCGAATGTGCTTGTTTTGTTTTCAGAATCCTTTAGTTTACGCTCATATTCATCTGTATCCAGAGAGATCGTCGCAAACAGCTTAAATACATTAGCCGCCATCCTGCCCACCGCCTTTCGTCACCAGTTTCAACCCGGCATTTTTCATCACATCCGCCACGATATCCTCCGCAGACCGGTTTTCCACCGGCTTCGGGTTGATGATATCCTCGTATCCGATAGATAGATACAATCGCTCATCACGCCCCGCCGTGTTTTGCGTTATCATCTGGATACCGTCGGTAATGTAGCGCCGAAGAATTTCGCGTTCGCATTGCTTTTTCAATTCCATGGGAAGAATGGAGAGGTACGCCCTCGCCCGTACTCTGGGGAGGGCGCACAGTGCGCTGATTATTCGCTCTGCTCCCCACGCCCCCACGATTTGAAAAAACTCAGCAGTTCCTTATCGTTGGAAAGCTCCTTAATCTGCCAAAGCGTCGCCATGGTACTCTGTGCGGCCACTTCCTCAATGCTCTTTTCGCCCATGATGGACAAAATAGCATAAATGTCGGCTCGGTGCGTTTTCAGCAGCAGCGGAACAACGGTGGTAATCCTCTGCGCACCAATCAGCATAACGCCAACCTTCGTGGAGTTTTTCTTGTCCACCGGCTTGCCGATGGCGTTCATAATTTCCTCGTCAGAAACGAGATTCACAATGTGCGGGGTAATCTCGCACAGCACGTCCAGGCACTCATCCGTGCCAAGTTGCGATAATTTTCTCATGCTTAGCCTCCTACTGCGTAGCGGATTCGGCCTCTCCGGCCTTTACGTAAATCTCGAAAGGCGGTGTATCCTGTGCCGTAATGGAATAATGGCCGGTAAACTCGAATGCGAACTGGCCTTTGCTCTTGTCACCGGTTTTCAGCTGGAAACCGCCGGTAGAAAGGCCGCTCAGCATATGGATGGCCAGATAGCCGCCCTTTTTCGCTCCGTTTTTGTCGGAGTAGTCGGCCACAAGCCAGATGTCCTTGAAATCCTCGGTGGCAATATCGTTTCTGGGCGTGATTTTCCCGGCGGCTTCATCAGCGGCGGCCACCATCGATTTTGCGTTAGTGGCGTTCACAGATACGAAAGTTCCGCTAAGCTTCACCTCCCAGCTTTCCAGCCGTTTCAACTCCTTCGTGTTCTTGGGGCAGTTATCGATATCCTCGCCGAAATCGGAGAAGCTGGGCGTTGCCGCGAAGGTCAATCCGCCGCTGGTAGCGCCAATAATAGTGCCGTCGGCGACTTCCGCCGTATCAGGCGAAAAGGCCGAAAGCAGAACACCGGCATTCAGCACAAGCTCCTTAAAGGTATCCTGCGGAATCTGTGTAAATTTCATTGATTTCCTCCTATATGGTATTGAAAATTGCGGCAACGTTCAGTTGCCGCAATTTGATGGATTGGTCTGACTCAAATGTAGAATTGATGCACCACGGCTCACCGCGCATAAGCCAAACTGTGCCGGTATCACAAGGCAGCTGAACGCCTCCACGTCCTATCGTGCGGGAAATTTCCTCTGCCTTGGCGTTCGGCTCTGCCTCTTTCTCCGTGTGATACCACAGCTTTACCGTCAGCGAGTTCGCCATATCGCCCCACCCGCCGACGGAGACCGAATAGGTGAGGTAAGGCATTACGGTATCGCTCGGTACCGCTGTATCCGGATACGCGGGGAGATTAAAGCCGGAAAAAAACTTGTAGAGCGCTTCTGTTGCCGTCATTTTGTCAGCTCCCATTTCTCGGCGGTGACTTGGCACATATCCAAAGTGCCGACCGTAGGCGCATGCTTATCGCTCCCGTTGCTCGTCACCCGGAAAATTGCGCCATCGGAAAGCCGCTTGAATACATCATGGAAAGAAAGCGGATTCGCGCGGCGGGTGGTAATGGTGTACACACTGGTAACGCCCTCCTTCTCCGCGATTCTGGATTGCATGGAGGTATCCAGAATAATAGCCGCGTCGAACTCCGCGCCCTGTGCCCATTCCGTTGCCCAGCCGCCCTCCCCATCCGGGGTGCGCTTCTTTTCCATCAGTACGCACGTGTTATTCAGGTAGTAGTCAAGCAAGCTCATATCTTCCTCCATATCCGCAAGCGCGGCGCAAACACCGTTTTCCAGCTCGTGCTTTCTCCGGAGCCGGGCGAACCGCTTGCCTTTGTGTACGAGTAGCCCCCGAAAGATTCGCTTTGATACGGGCTTTGTACGGCCTCAGCGTTCTTCTCCTGCCACGCATTGATTTCATCCAGCATCGCCAGCACCTCCGGCGGTACGCAGATTTCAGTAACGATTCCGGTATAAGTTTCGTTCCGCAAATCAGCATCACCGTACACGTGAATCCCGTTATTCCTCCGGCTTCCTTCGATCAGGTAGTAATCGCCTGTTTCAAGGCCGGGAATAACGATCCGGTTCCCGGTGATTTCCGCCCCGGTAAACTGCCAGTGCAAGCCGGGGAAGAAATTACGCAGGTACACAAGCAGCTCATACAGGCTTACCGCATGTCCCATGTGATTCCCTCCTTTACCGGCTCTTTACAACGGCCAGAATGTCCGCTTTGTTCATTGCGGCGCTGACCCCGGAGATACCGTGGACTTTGGCGTACTCCAAAAGCTGCGCTTTCGTCATTCCGTCAAAATCCACGGTTTCCGGTGCGGTTTTGTCAGCTGTCAGAGCCGCCTTTAACCCCCCGCCGGGGTAACAGTGGCAACGGCGATGCCGTCCAGGTACTCCGCCCACAGTTTCATGCCCATGATGGCGTACATATCGCCGGTAGCCCGGGAGTAGTCGCCCTCGACATGTACGCCGATCAGGTTCGTTTCGCCCTTCACGGTGTAATTCAGCCCCAGCTTGGCAAAGTCGCTGTCGCTCGGGTCAACGTAGTACAGATCGATGTTCTCAACGGGGGTTGCAATCACCTTACCGGCGGCTACGTACTTGTCAGGCAGGAGGAAAAGGGTGCTGTAGCCCAGGAAGTTCTGGACATAGGTAAGGCCAAACATGGTCTGGGTGGTAATCTCCTTATCGCCCAGGTAGTCGTAGAAATCCATGATGTTGGCAAAACCAACGACCTCGGTCACGTCCTTGTCCATGCCCATGAACTTCGCAAGCACCTTGCCCTTTGCCTGTGCGAGCGCCAACTGCCAGGTCTTGGGGGTCAGTGCCAGAGAGCCGGTAGCCAGGAAAGTGTAGAAGTCACCCAAAACCTTGTTTTGCAGGGCAACCAGGAAAGCGTCGTCCGTCTTTTCTACGGCGACCTCTGCGCCGTATTTGGCCACGCTCTCGATGGTAACGCTCTTTGCGTACTTGGCCACTTCGATATCGCCATAGGTGACGGGAGAAACCTTCATCTTGGTGAAGGGGATCTCGTCGCCTTCCGCTACGGTGGCACCGCCCTGCAAATCGCCGTCTACCTCTGCCTTGTAGGATACCAGTTTCGTGCCGGGGGCCTTGCGGATAGGCCGCATAATGCCCAGAATGGTGCGCAGTGCGTCCCAGTTATCGTTGAACCGGGTTACAAAGTCCACCTCTCGCGCGGACGTGGTGAACTGTGTGGAAATCGTTACGTTTTCTTTTGCTGCCATTTGTACAGCTCCTTTCAAAAAAGTTATTTGTTTTCGCTTGCCATGCTTTCAGCAAGCGCGGCCTGTCTCTCAGCGGTGGACAAAAGATACCGTCCTTTATCGTCCTTTTTGTAGATTTCGGCGCGGCTCTTTGCGCCACCAGAGGTGTCAGGCGGGGTCTGTGTTTGGGTGCCGGTGGTGGTAGTCTTGCCGATCAAGCCCTTGTAATCGCCGGAAAGCAGCCCATCCAGTGCGGCGGTATCTTTGATACTTTCGCCGTCCAGTTTCAGGCCATCAATTTCAGCTTTGGCTCCACGGATAACCAGCCCCATGCTCTCGGCGGGAATGCCCTTGCTCTGGAAGTACGCCCGTGCTGCCTTTTCCTTGGCGGCGGCGCTCTCCTTAGCGGCAACTCCGTCTTTGAAATCCTGAAAATCCTTCTTTTCCTTCTCGTACTTGGCCTTGTAGCCGCCGTCAGCGTCTTCCTTTTTCAGATCATCCAATTCCTTTTGAATGCCAGGAAGTTTCTCAGCGTCGGCCTTGTACCTCCCGATATCGGCTTTCAGGCCGTCCACGGTATCGGTGTGTGCTTCGATGATGGTGTCCACCTGTTCGTCGGTAAGCCCCATCCCCTTCAAAAGTTTGCGAGTTAATGCCATTGTTTCAGTCTTCCTTTCTTCGCCCCAATTCTTCGGGGACGACTGTGATATAAAAGCCGCTATACTTCGCGGGTTTTACCGAAATAAACAAAAAAGGAGCCGAACAGCACGCAAAATATACGTGCTGTTCGGCTCCAATTGCCCATTCCTGCGCCCAATTACGCAGGAGAAGAATATTTGATTGTTTTCTTTACTTCGAGGACTATGTAGCCGTCGCCCTTGCGCCGTATCTCCACATCGTTCCCACGCTTTATGATAGCCTCTATGGCCTTTATGATTTCGTCATTATTCATTTATTGCCCCTCAAATCGCGTCAGCGTTTTTGAATACTTCCATAAGTTTGGGAAACTGGATAGCAAAAAAATCTACCATTTCCTCGTTCTGTGCCCATTCGGAGTTTTCCGCAAGGCCGCTTTCAAATAGGAATGCGTGAATGATCTCATGCCGCTTGTTCTTTCTAATCTGAACTTGTAAGTTTTTCTTACAAGTTTGGTCGCCGACGTGCTTGCTATAGCTATCCACAACCAGTTCTTTGCTGGTTTCGTCGCAAAACCCATCACATTCTGCCAGCCGTGAATCTTCATCTTCGCCGCAAACGGAAAGCGTGTACTCAGCTCCAAGAATGTTAATTTTTCTGGTATCCACGCCACGTCAACCTCCTTTGCTGAGTTCGTCTTTCAGAATATTCTTGTACGTTCCCTGATGATCGGCGATTGACGGCTTAATAAACGGGTGTGCCCGATTGCCAGCTGTCCAATGCCAAATCCCATGCGCGTCCTGGTATTTCCGCGGAGTAGGACGGCCTCCGTCTCCCTCGGCGTATTTGCCCGTTCCCATTTCCTGATAAATGGCGTATTCGGTAGGCGTTCCAACAATGGCTTTTTTCCCATCCTCCACGGTATGTGTAATGCTGTTGCGCAAATTCCCAGTATCAACGGGGCATAAATCCTTGGCATATTCTACAGCTTTTTCGCCACACCGAAATAAGCCGCGCTCACACGCTTCACCAAGGGCGCGGAGGATTTCGTCAGAGTTATCCACAAATGTAATGCTCATTTCCCCCTCCTTTTCTGCTTCTTCCAGAGCCGGTCTTGTGCGGTTCGTGGCGGCGCATACGCATAATCCGCCACAAGCGGGGATTCCAGCCCGCTTCTTTTTTATCTGGTTGGAAGATTTGGGCATAGAAAAAGCACCATGCAATTTGCACAGTGCTTTTGATTTATTCAAGCCTATTTACTTCTATTTGTCAGCTTTCCGCTTTGCTGCTGTCGTGGATTTCAACGCTCATACGTTACCCCTTAATGAATGGTTCATTATCAATCCATCCATCTGCAATGAGCCGCAAAACTATCTCGCATTGCTCTTTTGATTTCCCCGTTGCAGTTTTAGCGATACCAACAATACGCCGATTTTCAATAATCAGATCATCCCAGTTCTGCAACCCGCGAGAAATGAATTTGATGTATTTCCTGTAAGCGTTTTTTGCATTCGGTGTAGCCGATTTTTCAATTTCCACAAAATCCCCAACAGAAAAATCAGATGTTGGGTCTTTCACAAACTCCGCAAACATCGGAAGCCAGTCAAGCACCGTCTCTTTCATTGCGAAACAACCTCCAATTTCATATATCGTTCGGGGACTTCTTTCTCCACAAACTCTCTTGATTTTAGGTCGAAAATGCTTTTTTTAACAGTTCTTTCCCCCGCATCAAGGACTTTGTATGTTGTTCCTCTGTCTATCAGAAATTCAAATTCCGCTGGGTTGTCTGCCATTTTGTAAATATAAGCGCCGCGTGTTGACTTTGGCACGATAATATCAAGAACCGTCTGCGTATCTTTATGCCCTCCAAACGGGAGTTGCGCGTCTTGCGCTATTGTCGTACTTGTAAATCCTTTTTCTGTATATAGCTTCCCGATACTCGCGACCATATCATCAACAGATGACCCGCCTCCTGTAATATACCCAACATCACCGACAACACGCTTCACGTTCAAGTCCGTTGAAAGCTTGAACTTTGATATTTCCGCAGAAACGCCGTCGCTTATCTCCTTGTACCCGTCGAGGTTCCCGTAGCAGCGCAGCGCCTTTTCATACGCCGCTCCGCCGCGCTCTACGGCGTTAATTGCGCTATACGCACCGCCGGAATACTTGGATATATTCGGGTTTGCTTTTTTCGTAAACTCGACGCTCGAGTTTGTCGCATAATACTCGTTTTGCCACTTCTCCAATTCCTCTAAGTTGGAAAGGCTTAAAGTTACTGGCTTTATTTCGGGCTTTGCTTTAATTATATCAGATTTTGCCGCACTTGCAACTTGCCTTGCAGTTTTGAGCGCCTCCCACCCGTCAGCGTTATTATACTTCAAATCCTGGAACTTTGCAAATGTTTTTGGTGCTTTTTTACCCAGAATTTCACGGTATTCTGCATATTCCCGTTGGTCTGCCTGATAGTTTTTACCAGCTTTCACCATGCCCGCCCATTTTTCCGGAGGATACTGCGCTTTCTTTTCGTCGTACCATTCTTTGTACGATTTTTTCTTTACAAGCTCATATTCCCCGGTTTCGGGATTCTTCACGCGCATCATGTGGCGCTCCGCTTCCAGATCGTCGTCCGAGGCATTCACCACCGTGCAGCGGCAATTATACAGCTCATGCCCCGGCGCTCCCAACGAGCCATCACCGGGGAACATCATCTTATAGCCGCCGACATCAAACGGCTGATCGTAGTCCACAATCTGATTGTCTGCCATGCCATGATCGTGGCGGGTACGCAAATCCTTTGTTGCTACCCACTTTTTCTTGGATTTGATACCCCACATCTCGTCAGCGGCGGCGTAGCTGTCCATTCTACCGGCATTCTGTGCGGCGGTAACTGCCGTTCTTGCCGCTCGAATGGCGCTTACACGGCTCATTGTGACGATTCTGGACTGCAAATCTTCTGATATCTGCTTGATGCTTCTGCCTTGCAAAATGGAGCCTGTAACGCTTGCTGTAATCTGCTGCTTGCCAAAAGCCAAATCAATGCCCCGCTTTAGCGCCAGCCTTTCGGGGTAGTATGGCATCACGTCCGGCTGCTCCACAATTAAGCGCTTTACAGTCTGCTCGTCAAAAAGCGTAAAATCCGCACTCGGGTGAACGCTCTCGATGGTGTAAGCGGTGTAATTCCGATTCAGGGAGTAGATTCCAGGCGTAGCGTCGTTCACATAGGCAAGCGCCACCTCTTTTGCTTCCGTCGCACGTTCGGCCAGCTTGTCCCGAAGCGCTTCCAACCGTGCCCCGCGCCCCATCTGGTTCAGCCGCCATTGTTGGTAGTCCTTTTCAGTCCACTCCTTGCCGTTGCGCTTCTGGCCTATCAAGTCCTGCATCTTCTTATCCTGATCGGCAAAGTGCTTGAAAAAGGCATCTATTTCCTCTTGCAACTCTTTAGCCGCCTGAGAATATACGGAGTTAATGCGGCGCTCCAAGTCGGCAAGCGCCCTATCGGTTCCTCTATCGGCTTCATTCGGTCTGGCCATCCTCATCACCGCCGTAAACCGTATTTATGTCAGCGTCCGCTTTCCGTTTCAGGATTTCCGGCACTTCCTCCGGCAAAAGAAACGGGAGGTGTTTCAGAACCGTTTCATCATCAAGGAACGCAGCCGCCGAAAGCACCATATTTGTTTCCTCGGTGCGATTTATTACCTTGTTCCATGTAAATTCCGGCTGTGGATTACTGATACCAGCAACAGCGCAAATCTGCCGAATGAAATCTATCAAGAAATACTCAAAATCGGCGCATTTGTTGTCCTGTGGCTGATACGCCGCCGAAATCTCTGTAGCCGTCTTCTCAGCCCCCGCCAGAGCCGTCACATCAAGCATCTGGGCATCTTCGTACAGGTCGCGCCGCAAGATATCCAGCATGGTTTTTCGGGCCTCTACAGGAACGTCAAGGGTGTGAGCTTCTGCTGCCGTTTCAGCGGAACTATCTACCACATTCGCCTTTACGCTCTTCATTCTCTGGATGAACTGTGCCAAATCCGTATCGTCCATAGCGCCGGTATTGTGCAGAATCCAGTAAATTCCGCTCGTATCGTCAATTTGGTTGGCGAACCCGGATTTGATAAAATCATAGCAGTCGATGGAGCCGCGCAACCCAACGAGTTCGCTTTCGTGGGTATCATTTCCATACAG